AAGTTCAAATGGTGTTCATTGATGGGGACCATTTGAAGGAATCGGTAAAAAGAGACATTCGGAGAGGTTTCGACCTGCTTTCAACTGGTGGATTACTCTGTGGGCATGATTATGATGCTCCGGGGTGGCCCGATGTGCGTGAAGTAGTTTCAAGTCTAATTGCTGACTTTGAGGTGGAAAACACAATATGGTCAACAGTAAAGTCCTAATCACTGTAGCTACGGGTGAATATGCCCGTAATGCCAATTTCTACGACTACTATCACATGCTGGATAAGCCACCGGGAGCTATTATTAGCTTCGTTCATGGCCGTTCACCAGCTAAATCACGCAATATTCTGATTCAAGCTGCTAAAGAACAGGAATGTTCTCATATCCTGTTCATTGACGATGACATGACTTATCCTGCTGATGGATTGACAAGGTTACTAGAACACGACCTCGATGTTGTGTCGGGCCTTTATCTCAGCAGGTCTTATCCTCACCAAGCCGTAGTTTTTGACTTGGCTGATGATGATGGACTCTGTTGTCCAATGTATTTGATTGATAAACCAGATTTGAAACCTATTGCAGCGGCTGGATTTGGTTTCCTACTTGTTAAAATGTCAGTCTTTGAAAAGCTCGATGAGCCTTATGTTAGGCTCGGAGAACTTGATAGTGAAGAATGGTGTGATGATATCGGCTTCTTCAAGCGTATGCGCGAGGCTGGTATCCAATCTTACTGTGATTCTAATGTGATGTGTGGTCACATGGGCACAGTTACTATTGAACCTGAATGGGATGAAACTAATCAACGATGGTTAACTGTTTATAACACTCGGGGGACGGGGAGAATCAAAACTCCTCAGATTCAGCCAAAACTCGAACGTCAAATTGAAACGCAACAGTAATGGATTTCCCAGAACTTCCAGAGGACGTTAAGATTATCAACCGAAGGTTGAAAGATATCTTCGGTATGGATAGTGTTAGCGGCGAAGCTATGTGGCGAGTCTCATGGTCAAATGACCAGTATGAGAAGCGTCTGACTAATTATACTCCCGAGGGTTTTGTGATGCTCTCGCCGGAAGTTTTGGAACTTCCAAAGTATCAGTGGGTAAAAGACCGTTGGATTCTGGAACGTCTGTGTCTTGTTCCGGATATTCATGTAGGTGAATTGCCTACTCAAAGAGTGTCTTACGAGTGTATGTATCCGTTTCAGAACGCATACACAGAAGAAGCACTTCCACCGAATTACGAAGCGTGTGAGTTTGTAATCAATACTGTTTACGCTGCTATGGGAAAGAAATCCCTGCGTAAATATGTTGATGAGGAGGAAAATCATCCAGTAGAAGTAAAAGAACAACGCATCAAGAAGCTCACCGAAGAACTTTTTGGTGACGAATCTTCCTTACTCGGCAGAACCATTACAGGTGAAGCCGTGGCTTATACTGGCAAGCCCAAAATTGAAGCCAGTCAGGAGTAACCATGTCTCAAGTAGGAGCATTCCCCGGAACTGATTGGAAGCGCAGGACAATTCGTGGTCCTGTCAATCAGTTTGACAAGGCAACCGTAGTAAGTATCTATCCGAAATACATTCTCGAAAAGAAACCGACGATTCAGCCGGGAACTTTCGAGATTCAACCCGGAAGTGTTGCAAAACCTTCTATTCTGGTCGTAGGACCGAGTAGCTGGTGGAGAGATATCGACGAGGAACAGCCACTTCTGGAAATTCCTGTCGGTGCTATTCAGATTGCAGAATCCATCGTTAAGGATTATTGCAATGGAATCCTCGCGTGTGACATGGCTGAACAGATGCCGGGACTATTCTATCTTCCCGGTGCCAAGATGGACGCGAAGAATAATGCTGATATCCCTGCTACACTGGCATGGGTTCAGAAGGAATACAAGGGTGCTCTTGATGATGCTGAAAGGCGTCAAAAGAACTGGTATTCACTCCTTGTAAAGATGGCAGATTCACTGTGGGCGCGCTCCAATGGAAACCCACTCGCTATCAGCGATGATATGCGAATGGCAGCGCGAGAGTTGAATCTCTCACAAATCAAGGACTGGATGAAAGACTTCCAGATGGTTGACATGGTGCGTTGTAAGGCTTGTGGTTCTCTCAAGAACCCGCTTTATCCAATTTGCGCGGCCTGTCACTTCCCTGACCCTGACCATCCAATGACTAAGCAGTTGTTGGAAGCAAAGACAAAGACGGCATAACATGGCATCAGTAGATTTGGTCGGCGGCAACATAATGGACTTGTCGGCGTCGTTACTTAACGATACCGCTAAGACTGTCTATACTTATGCTGCCCAATCGCCATATCTACGGATGGCAATGCAGGAGTTACGGGAGTTCTATGAACTCAATAGTATTCCCGTAACTCAGAAATCTACTGTTGCAATCGAAGTAGCTGCTGGTGTAACAGCTATTGAATTCAATAATGCTGGAACTCCACTCCTTCCTACTCTACCTGATGATTTCGTAGAACCCGCCCAGTTGTGGGAAAGGAATCACGGTATTGACCCCTATATTCCAATGTCAAAGAGAGATTACCTTCCACACGATTTGGAAGGAGTCCAAACTAACAACTTCGTATACTACACATGGAACGGCCAGAAAATCGAGTTTTTGGCTTCCAATCAGGATAATGACATTAAAATGGACTACATCCTCCAACTATTCCCAGACGCGGGGGCAACTATCGACGAGAATACCATCATCAATGTAGTTAACGCGGCTTCTTTCCTTCAGTATCGAACTGCTGCTCTTTGTGCAGAGTTCATCGAACGTAACGAGACTTCAGCTAACGCGTTGAATGCTAATGCTGTCCTTGCAATTGACCGGGCTACTGGTATTGGGGTCAAGGGTAAGCAGAACATTTCAACTCGTAGAAGGCCATTCCGTGCGGCCTATAAACGGCGCGGATTCATGACGTAGGAATCTGTGGAGGTGGGTGGATGATTCCTGGACGTATTGCAAGGCTGAGTGAGGAAACTCAAGCATCAGCCACAGCTATTGGCCCCGTAAAGAGTGATATCGTCAAAATCACAGGGACCACTCAGATTGACACCATCGCGCCTGCTCCCGCGGGTGGATACACATGGGGTCAGTTGATTATTCTTATTCCTGTGGATGGTTCTGTCATCCTTGGAACTGGTGGTAACATTCTCGTAGGTATTACTGCCGTAATCAATCGTGCAGTATTCCTGACTTGGGTTGTCAGCCTCCAGAAGTGGGTAATCAACTCGGGCGTGTAAAATGAGAGACCATACACCGATAGTTTTGGACAGATTTAATGGGCTATGGGACAGGGATGACCCTGAATCTACGCCTATGGACCATTTTTCTGATGCCGTAAACCTTCGGTATTATGGTAGCAACTCATTTGGTAGTCGCTACGGGGTTAGTCGCAGTCAATCTGTGGCTAGTCCCGTAGCTTCTATTTTGAGAATCTACAACTATCCAACGTCAGATAAACAGACTATTTTAGTCCTTACAACTGGTGGTAATATCTATCATGTGGTAGATTCAACCACCATTTTTGGACCAATTCTAACTATTCCGACTATGACAGATTTCGGCTTCGCGCCCTACGCAGGACGAGCTTACATTACCCCATTTACGACAGAGCTAGTAGGTGGACTAAACCGTGAGCGTGGGCTTGTTAGTGAATCTGTCTATGTCTATCTTGGTGCTGGTGCAGCCGCTCGTAAAGCAGGTGGAACCAAGCCATCAGCAAATCTTACAGCAGCAAATGGTGCAGCCGGGCACACTGACGCTGGTGTGCATATTTTCGGCTATGTATATGAAACTGATACAGGCTATCTTACTGCTCCCGGTGGACTTGTGGCATTTACGACGAGTCCTAGCCTTTCTGTCAGTTTCACTGGTGTCGCAAATAGTGCTGAAACTTTTGTTGTTAAGAAGCACATTGTTGCTTCTAAAGTAATTCATGATTACAACGGAGACGTTAATGGCTACGATTTATTCTTCATCCCAGGGGCTGACATTAACAACAATACTACTACTACTCTTAGCAACATTTCATTTTTCGACCAAGACTTATTGGCAGACGCGACGCACTTACTCGATAATTTCACTAATATACCTGCTGGTGTTGGTATGTGCACTTACCATAACCGTATGTGTTACTGGACTGAACACGATAATATTTCACTTATTCGTGTCTCTGCTGTCGGAGAGCCTGAGGCTGTTTCTCAAATTACTGGACTTCTACTGTTCCCACCGGATGGGAATCCTATTACTAATGGGGCTGAGTTACGGGACGTATTTTACGCTTTCAAGCGAAACAAGACCGTATCTTGGGTGGATAACGGGGACGAGCCTACTACTTGGCCACTTTCTGGCGTTGATAATGCTATGGGATGTGGTGTTCATGGCATTGCGACTGT